GAGTAATATGCAGAGTAATAGTACTCTGATTGATAACTAATTATAAAGTTATACTTTATGATTAAAGTCAATTTTTATACCTTTACGTGTACAATCAATAAAATATTGTTGTCATGCATTGGTATAAGTTAAAGAGTCTCTTACACTTACCTTAGATTTATTCATTGAATCATGGATTAGGAATTGAGAACTAGATCTTTTTAGACTAGTTTCTAATTCTTCATATCATGGTTTAATGTTAACTAAGCTAGATCCAAATGAAGAAGTTAAGAAGTTTCCACTTCTTATATGACTCATTAGATCCATTTTAGGCTTTTCAGATTCTTTACTACTACGTAGTAATTCATCTTTATAAAGCTTAAATGAAGCTACTCAAAGCTTGTCCATTAAAATTAAATTTTGATGTGAATTTCTATCAAAATTTAGAATGGAATCAAGACTTTGAACTCTAATTAAAGAGATAATATCTAAAAGATTATTATCTCCATTAGAGAATCCTTTACATTTAGATACTAAATTATTTATATGATTTAGATATCCAAATTTTAAAGGATAATCTTTACTATAAACAAATTTACTAATTTTATTTTCATAAATATTAGCATTTTTGTTTATAGTTTTGACCATAGCTTTAGCTTGGTCCACCATACCTTTAGATAATAAATCCTTAATTCTTAAGGAAATACTATTAAATGAAGGAACAATATAATTTTCAATTGGAAATTTAATAATGAAGTAATTTCTTAATTCTTCATAATTAGATAAACCAAATGAAAATCTTATTGCATGGTGGAAATCTATTAATGATTTAATAATTGTTTTAGAAGTTTTAATTCTATTACTAATTTTTAAACCATTATATAGGTAACCCATCAAGGTTAATAGATCAACACTTAAAGAAGGATTACGTAGATAATAATTAAATATATTCATGTATACTACATGTTTACTTTTAATATTATTTATAACTCCTTTTAGTGATAATCCACTAATTTCTCTCCCACATGATATTCATCTTTTAGCAAATTCATATGTATCTATTGATACATGTGTTTTACTTAAAGAAATATCAACACCAAATCTACTCATTAGAGTAATATATTTATTAGCAACTTTATCATTTTTTATAACGATATCGTCACCTAATATAATATATTGGTTAAATTCATTAAAACCGCATAAATATGCAGCTCAATGAACAACCAGATGATGTGTTAATGTGAATGCAGCTCAAGAAGTATAAGCCCCCATTGGTTGACCGACAGAATAAATATATTCTTGTCCTTCAAACAAATAAGGTCTACTTACTAATAAATCTCTTCAATTCTTACCAAAATGGTAATCATTGAACATTAAACTCAACAATTTTTGTTGAAGTTTAATAGGAAATCTATCAGTAGCTGCAGAGAGATCTAATGAGTGATAAGACATATCATTGTTTTCTCATTTATTATGAGGATCTTGAGTAAAAGTCCGATCACATGGTAAATTTCTTAATTTATTAAGTAAAATATCATGTATTGGACGGAGGGTAAATTGTGTTGTGTAATCACACATTGCAATTACTCTCTCTTTTAATTCAGGATCATGAACAATTGATAATTTTCCTGTTACTTTTGGCACATTTAAATCTCTATAATTCATTGTTATATCATATCAATGATTATATATAGATTGATAATATTCCCCAACTATATAACTTATGTTATTTAATTGTGAAATATTAAGTGCTGCAACAGCAAAGTTACTTGTATAAGAGGCTTTACCTAATGGTGAACCTTTTATACTAAGATAATGATTACTGTTACTGTAACTTGGTTTAGATGAATACAATTTATACTTATCTAAAAATTTTAATATAAAATCTTTAGGTATAGTATATTCTTTCCCTTTATATGGGTCAGTTATTGTATTTAACTTTACAACTCTAGCTGTTATTTCAGCTTTTGTTGGAGTTAATGATCTAGTATATGTTAACAATGTTAACAATACTCTAATATTAGATTCTACAAGTTTTTGTAAGAATCTAAATTTAGTTGGTCATCCATCTTTACCTATACTAACATTAGAATCGTTAATATATAGTGGTTTACCACATATATAACGAGTGATAGCTAATTTAACTGTTTTCATATACTGTATAGTATATTTTAAACCGTTATTAGCTCTCATTTTACTAATGCTTAGAAGGAAATGTCTTATAGTTTGTGAAGAACTATAACTAAATAATTTAGTTATCAATCTAACAATAAATAAATTGTTAAGATTAAGGTTTTTCATAAATGAAGATTTAGAAAAGATTCAGAGGATTTATGTCTCTGATGAACTATCGAATTTTCACCTATTTCACAATAGGCTATACTCTTATTAATGGTTTTCACCTTTAAGAGCTTCGGCTCGAGTTGACTCTCTTAACCTAGGTTCAGTATATTTTATTTACTGAATGGTATTATAATACCCAAAATCCCT